GTATAGAGGTAGAGCGCCGATCCGGCTGCAACTACCAGAGCAATAATTAATCCGATTGGATTTAACTTTTGTGCCAGGTTCCAGGCGTTCTGGGCCACGGTTGCAAGGGTAACACGACCCGTTAATACATCAACAATATAGCGATATGCGGTTGTGATTGCCGATTTTGCCACTAAATACCCATACTGGATATTATCCCAGAAAGCTGCAATCTTAACACCTGCTGCATAAGCGGCAATGGTAGCCGTCACGGCTATAATTACTGCACCATACTCGGTAAAAAAGTTGACAAGCGACAAAGTAACATTGAGCATCTTCCCAAACCAACCGGTTGCCATGGCCATGGCCGGTGCAAGTTTTTCACCCAGTTCGATGGAAACTATATTGATGCGGTTTTTTGCCTGCGCCAATTTTGCGTTATTGTTATCGCTGTTGACCGCTGCCTGTGTGTAGGCGACCGATGTTCCGGTAACGGCTTTGGTCAGTTTGTCGTATTTTTCAACGCTTTGAAGCAAAATATTACCGGCGGTGATATTTTCAATCCCGAATATCTTTTGTTTCAGGGCATCCTTATCAACTGCCTTTGCCTTATTCTCCAGCTGTGCATTCACCTCGATAAGGGCATCACGCAGGTTAAACGATCCGCTTGCATAACCTACACCGGCTTCTTTCATTTTGAGCAATGCGCCGCGGAGCTTTGTCCCCCCTTCGACCCCTTTGAGCTGTTTCTCAGCCAATACCTCCAGCGCTGCAACAGTTTGTTCCAGGCTCATGTTCGAGTCTGAGGCAACGGTACCCACATTCTTCATTGATTCTGTCAGGTCGGCAACTTCGGCGCTACCTTCGAGCGAACCGGCGGCAATGGCATTGATAATGCGTTCCGATTGTGAGGCATCTAAATTAAATTGGTTCATCGAGGCTGCAACGGCATCAATAGCAGGTGCCATTTCAATCTTTGATGCTTGTGCCAGAATCAGAGCTTTTTCGGTCACATCAGCCAGCGCTTCTTTGTTTTTCAGGAGTTCGGGTCTTGCAGATCCCATTTTTGTAAACCCATCAACAATGTCAATGGCTCCCTTTGTAATTCGTATACCCCCATCGAGTACAGTTGTACTTAATTCTTTTGCTTTCTGAGTGAGCCATTCAAGCGGTCCACCTTTTAGGCCCGTAAGCGCCGAAAGGTTGGAAACCCGTTCCTGAAAATCGTTAAACGATTGTACGACTGCCTTAAATCCTAAAGCAAGTCCCGTGAGTGAGGCTATTCCGGCTGTGATTACCCCGAAATATTTATTAAAGCCATCGGCCATTCCACCAATGGACCATCCCTTACCTCTTGAGCGGGTTTCATTATTTATTGCTGCAAATTCTGCCCGAAGGATCTTCAGTTTCTGACTATTTTCAGCGTACTCCTTTGTATTTCGGTTTAGCTTTTCCTGTTCGCGGTTAAGTTCTGTAATTGCTTTCTTGATATCACGAGGAGCTGCTGACGATAGGTTATTTAAAACTTTATCAACGTCGAACGATGCTTTACGGAGTGTGGCCATCTCCTTATTGACACTTGTTAGCTCACGCTGAGCATCCTTCATCCCCTTCATATCTCCACCGGCCATGGCTTCGTACATCTTTTTACGAAATTTCTCAGCTTCGGATGTAAGGTTTTTTAACGCTGATTTTGCCTGCTCATCGTTGATGTAGACGGGGATTCTGGCTTCTTCGTTTATTCCTGCCATAGTATTTTCTTTTTAGGAAAGATAATACTGAGCAATTAGGTGTTAAAGGACATCTATTTGAGATCGATCCCCTTTGCATGTGCATATTTAAGGTCTTTTACCGGTTTCATTGAGAAAATGATCTGTTCGGCAATTTGCTTTCCATATTTCTCAACCAATATCTCTTTGAGCTTCATTATTTCGCGGTAAAAAATCTTTGAGTACCATTCTTTCCGCTTACGAATCGGATTGAAACCCAGATCACCTGAGTTTCCCAGGGGAATTTCCCTTCCAACACCCATATCCACAAAAATACCATACAACTTAAAAGTGAATTCCACCTTACTTACATCGTTACCAGCCGATATGGTAAGGTGATTAAGCAATGATTCATAAAGCCTTCCGGTGTCGTGTATTTTAAGCTCTGTAATCTTTGCCCGCCAAATTTTCAGGGTAATATCGGCCCAGGCTCTTACAGTCTCCTCGTTGCTAATCGTTCCATTCGGCGTCATTGTACACCAGGTTAACTGCATTATCAACTGTGAAAATGAAGTACAATCCGCTGCAACCGGTTGCAAAAGCTGGCGGAACTTCGTAAAACTGGATCCTCTCCACGTCAAGAACAGGAATGGTTTTTTTATCCAGGATCAGTTTCGATAAGATGGTTCTGAAAATCGTTTTTGCCTCGGTGAGCACCTCTGTGCGTTGCTCCATATTTCCATACTCGGCTTTCCCCAGGATAAAAACAGTATATGGCCTTCTTTCGAAATAGGTACCACCGGCACCCCTGAAGGTTTGTCCATCCTGACTATCATCCACGGCAAAAAAATACTTATCGCGCCGGCTATGTTCCAGTACCCCTTCGAGCGCCGATACTCCGCTAACGGTTTCGAACCGGTATTTTGTTGCAGTGAGCTTCATCTTGCCGTGAAGCGCTTTCATATAGGTAATTGGATCAAACATTATTTTGATTGCATTAAGTTTTGATTTTCAAGCGCCCTTTGCTCCAGTTCGTCGAGTGCGTCCCAGCAGGGACGTGATAGCAGTTTGTCTTTGATGGTAATATCTCCGTTACTCAGCTGGTGGATCATGCCGTTGATGTATTCGCGCGGGTTGAACGGGCGGCCACTGCCTGATCCCTTCGATGTGAACAACGATTTGCATCGCTTTGGAACGTAAGTCCTGAATCCAACATACCACAACAAAACGGCTGTTTTAATGGCCGGATCTGTTTTACGGAACTGTTTTGCACGTTCCATGATCTTATCTGCATCCCATCGTTGCCAGGGTAAGCGATAAAGTGAGGCAATCAGGTTATCAAGATGTTCCTCCTTTTTGGTCTCCGTGTAGGCAAAGAAAAAGTTTTCAGCCATCAGGTATTCTTCGAATGTGGCATTATATAGCCGGTAATGGCGTGCCCTGGCGAAACCGATCCGTTTTACCGGTTTGATCTCATCAGGTGTTAAAAGAAACCTGCATTTTTCGCACATTTCGGCCATTAAATCGGTGTCGATCAGCACCAATTGTTTTTTGTGAATATAATGCAGAGACGTTGCAGACAATGTTTTTACGTTACGGACCTGAATTTTTAACCCGGTTAGAATCAAAAATGCCTTCACCAAGAAATCGGTTTCCGGATATCCTGCATCCCACATGCGGGAAATTAAAACTAATTCGCGGTTGGTGAGGTCAAGCCACCGGGTCGGTAAGGTCAGTTTGAGCGATTTCATAAATAGATACTCGAAAAGATGGTTGAGTCAATGGCATTCACATAACCGGCAGCCAGGCGAACCTTATACTCTCCGCTTGCCGTGTAGGTGGGAAAATGGGTAAGGTTCGAGTCGATATAGCGGAGTGCATCTGCTGCAATCTGCTCAGCTATTTCGATATTGCCATTCACCAGGCTTCCAACTGCATATTTTAGCAATTCGATTACCTTCAGGTCGTGATTAGTCACTTCGTTATCGCGTTGCTTTTCAATCAACTCTTCGATGTAATCTTTCGAAAAAAGTGGATCCAGTTTTGTCATGGTCTCACGGATCATCTTTGGCCGGAGCTGTAGGAACTCGCGCCGGTTCCCATCCCACTGGCTATACCTTTTCAATTCGGTTGCTGTGCGGATGAGCGTATCGGTCATCACCGAATAAGCAGGAGATCCTTTCCAAACATCGTGGTAAACTTCGTTTTCTTCAAGGTAGGCAATCAGGAAATCAACCTCGTTATCACGCCTGGTTAAACATTGCTCCCTGAGCCGTTCAACGCGCTCCTTGCTGGCCGGAACTTTACCTGTTGCCGATATCACAGCAAAACCAGAATCTGTTTGAATCACATCCAGAAACGGGATGGCATCCCAATAGGCATGATTCCCAACAACATTCTGGCATAAGCGGATCAGGTCATCATCTTCGTAATCATCACCATTTATTGCGTCGTAGAGCGTTTTCCCCAACACGTTGGTTCTGATCCACTGTTCCGCGCTGCGGACGTAAGGTTCAAAATCGCTGAATTCTTCGGTCCCGACGGCTGTCGGGATCACGTTCTGAAAATCAATTAGCGTTTTTAGGATCATTTGGCTTGCTGTTTTTAGGATCGTTTGATGGTACCGCGTCCGTTTTTTTATCCAGGGTAGTCAATAACAGGTCTGGTATTTCATAATTGAGGTCCCAGCCGTTCACATCGTTCAGCAGGTAAAAGGGCTGAAGCATGAGGTCACGGGTGAGGTGTTCCAGAGCCTGTTTCATCGTGAAAAGCTCCCGGGCTTCGGTGCCCGATATCGATTTGTTTTTACCTGGTGAACTACCGATCAGCGATGGGTGAACTCCCATGGCATACGATACGATGTTGGCCGCCTCCTCCGAATCTTCGATGTAGTCGCCTCCCTCTTTGTCTTTATCCAGTCGTTCAATCCGCACCATTCGCTGTTCTTTCCCGTTCGGATCGATATAATAAGTTGAGAACCAAGATTTATTTTGATTGTCGATCCCGGACAGGAAGTTTTTGATATTGTTAATTTCAGCGGTCCTGCGTGCCTTTTTCTTCTCCGGATCGGTAATGTTTTCGCTGTTAAATAGCCTTGTGAAGTAATCTTTATGCAACTCAACCAGGTATTTGATCACCATTCCGTTGGTCATCTTCGCAATTTTGGCAACGGGAATCATCGCTTTTAATTTGCTCCAGCCGGAATTGAACGTACTGAAATAATAGGCAAACGGGTAATACTTCATCCCTGGTGTGGGGATCCGGTTCACGATCGCAAATTTCCTGTCCCTCGTTGGGGTGTTATTCTTCCCGGTTTCGGGATCGGGTTCCCTCCCTAGCCTGACCATGAGGTCGCCAACCGGATCGTCTTCGTCCAGTAAGGGGATAGCTTCAATCGCATCCTGACTGGGGTTTTTTCTCCAGTTGGCATAAAAGATATGTTCAACCTCACCGGTGTCGGGATTGCAGGTTTCGAATCGTACGTTTACCGCCTCCTTATGCCTGATCTGCACCACTCTCTTTCCCTCCGTATCAATAATGATGACTAATACAGAAAAGAAAAAATGTTTGATGTCGGTGAATTGCTCCGCCCAATACTTGATCATGTTATTACGGCGAAAAAACTTTATGATATCCACATCTTTTAATGGAGTACCATCAGCATTTGTTGGTTTAAATCCAAGGCCGTAAGCAGTTTGAACATTAAACCACATATTCGAGCACATTACCTCATCGTTTCGAATTTTCTCCAGGATCACATCAGGCTGAAGGTTATCATCTCCCCAGGGAACCAGTCCCAGGTAACCATCTTTTATAAACTTTGGGGTGAGCACTTCGTAATCGAACAGGTTCCGCGAATCGTCATTGATGACGGCGGCAAATGAATCGCTCACCCCTTCGATGACGTGGATCCCCAGGCTGGCGAACTCATCAGCGGGTAAAATATTTGCAGGCATCTTTTTCATACAAATACCTCCTCCCCCGATACGTTGAAGATCAGCAACGCTTTAACTTTCCGGAACTGTCCGGAGTCAAGGAATTTCAGATTGAAGGTGTTGCCATGGAAGTAGGAGCTTGTACACACCACGTTATGAGCGTGGACAATTTCGCCGTTCTGTTTCCAGAACGAGATGTCCAGCGGGTCGTGGCTCTCGAGTAGTTGACGTGCCTGGGATAAATGGAGCATAGCTATCTTTTTTTATGCAAGATAGCCTGTGCCTGGAGTGGCAGAAAGGACAAATGATCAGACAAAAAAAGCCGAAAGCAACTCTTTGAGGTCTTGTAACAGCTCAAGGCGGTCCGCTTTCGGCAAATCTTGTTCCAGTTTTTTCAGGATAATTTCAATCGCGTCCTGGTATCGTTCGATATTCATATAAGGCCCTCCCCATCTTATTTTGCGCAACACTAACCACAAGGATTATTGTTATAAGACAGAAAGGGCCAGTATCTGACCCAATCTGTCCTTGTGGTAATTGTTATTGTGTTGCGCAGTGCAAAGATAGGGAATAAACGAATAACCTTACTTTATTGAAGAAACTATAAAAATAAATGCAGCAAAAATTGAAATAATAAAATAAATGATAACAATAATCCTGATCGTTGATGTATTATTTGC